AATGCAGATGGCCGTAAAAATGGCAATTTTGGACGTGATCGAAAACGGTTTGACGGACACCGAAAACGTGATCGCCTACATGGACACCGACGCGTTTAAAAAAACCGTTTCCCACTACGTTTTATTAATCAATAAAAACTTTTAAGCCATGGTAAAAAATTCTAAAGAAGCATTGGCGCAGCATATTGGATGGGATCGCGACGAACTAAAAGAATACCGGTATCACGCCGGCCATACCAACTTGCCGGTGTATTCGATCGGCGACGGGTTTATGGCAGCCACGCGCGCAAATCAAAAACCGCCCAAACACAGATCCATGGATTTTGAATGGATCGAAGTTAAGGACGCATTTATTAACGCCGCCGGGTATAAAATTTGGAAATCGTGAAACAAATAATTTTTGAGTATTACGGCGCGTTTGTCGTCGTGGAAAAATCCGGCGATAAATGGGATTTCGTTATTATTAACCCTAAAACGCAAAACGAAATCCATTGCGGTTTCGATTGTCGCACGTACGACGACGCCGCCGGCGATGCGCGCGCATTTCTTCAATCATATTTCGTTTACCATACAATTTAACCCAATGACAAATCCACGCGATTTTTACGCCCTAAACATTACCGAAGATCAAATAAATAAAATGATCAAATTAACGGAAGCGGAAATGGCCGGCCAAATGGCCGACCTTGCCATTAAAGAACCACCGTTTTTGGAAGCCGAACAATTATATTTATCGTACAAACGCGATTTTGATCTAATCAAAAACGCATTAGACGACAATAAACTATTGTTGGAAAGTTTGTCCCGGTTTAAAACCAACACCAAATCCAACAAGGAAATCCGGGTTATGCGCACCACGTCCCACGTGGACGCCAAACCGGCGAAGAAAACCCGCAATGTTAAGTGGATCAAATTGGCGGTTAATCTTCTTATCGCCGAAGATAAATACCTATCGGGCGACGATATCGTGGCCATGCTGCACAAGATCGGTGCGCCCGATATGACAGATATGCAGCGATACGCACTTAAACGAAATATGTTACGGGCGGCCGAAATCGTGATGGCCGGGAAGCGTAAAAAGAAATCGCATATCGATTCGTTGGTAATGTATAAAAACCGGTTTGGATTGCTTAGTTGGTGCCACGACGATTTCACGCCCGACGCGCACCATATCCGGGAATTTATGTACGACAAAGTGAAAAAAGTAATTTAAATTTGGTGGTTACGATACCGCGCCCTATCTTTGTTTTCTAAACAACAAACAAAATGACAATTTTTCAACAAATCGAAGCGGCGGCAAAAGCAAAAGGAATAAATTATTGTAATGAAGGCGACCGGATCGGCGTGGAATTATCCAACCTTATCTATTATTGGTTTATGGATTGCGGCACGGCCGGCGTTTTATTTCGTCATCGATATAGCCAACGCACCGGCCATACCCGTCGCGGCAATATTTGTCAAGCGTACCAAATATTGGAAAGGAAATTAGGAATAAAAGTATAAAGCAGATCCGGCCAAATGGCCGGATTTTTTATTTTTTCTCTACCTTCGCCCGTAAATCATCCAATTGTCGTGGTTTAGCAACTTATTCGGCACCGCGTATTTACGGGATAGTATGTACCACCAATGGTATCCGTACCACGTATGGGGCGTTGCGCCCATGTTTAACGATTACCACCGGGACGCCGAAAAACTCACGGCCATTTTTTCCAACCCGGCATTACTCAAAATTTTTTCCATTCAATGCGATTTGTTTTCGTTGGCGCGTCCGTACGTGTATAAGAAAAACGGCAATACCGACGATGGCGATCCGGCGTTGGAACGGTTGGCGCAGCCAAACCCGATGCAATCCAAAACGGATTGGCTATGGTGCTATATGTTTTATAAAATGTTAGGCAACGCGTATTTGTACATGGATAGCGACGTGGTGGAACGTCCCAACGCGCCGATGTATTGGTTGGAAAACCACAAAATCGAATGGCCAACCGAAATGGAAAAACATAAAGACAAACTAATACTATCGGAAAGCAGATTGCGCCGCATATTAGACACGCAATTGATCTATCGATACGAAGATGGCAGCAAAATGGATATCCCGTTAAAACAAATCGTTATCATCACGGATTTAACCAACGGGACGGGCAATTGGTTTAAAGGGTTTAGCAAAATCGACGCACTTTACAAGATCGTTTCCAATTCCGAAATCGCGTTGGATTCCAAAAATATAAACGTCCGTTATTCGGGCAAATTTTTGGTGGCCGGGACAACGGATCCGGCCGACGTTACCCGGAAAATAATGGGCGAAGATGAAAAACGGGACATTGAGCAAAAAACAAATGGCGATAAACCGGTACACGCGCTAAAATCGATGATCGATATAAAACGATTTGTGGACGATTTAAAGGTGTTGGAACTGGATAAAGCATATTTGGCCGATTACTTTTTAATCGGCAATATGTACGGCATACCGCGCGATATACTGGAAGCCTACCAAAGCAGTACGTACGAAAATCAGGAAAAAGCGCAAGCGCGCCACGTGGCGTACACGATGGAGCCGGCCGGGGAAATGTTAGGATCCGCACTTGCCAAACGTTGGGGATACGATGCCAAAGGAAAACGAATTGTATTTGGTTGGGATCACTTGCCGTTTACGCAAGTTTTTGAACGCGAACGGGCGGCCATCCAACAAACCAAAATGCAGACGTTTAATATGATGGTTGCCGCCGGGATCCCGTTACCCGAAATAAATACATTTTTGGACACAAATTTTACCATCGATGAAAAAGAACCAATCGAAGCAACAAGCGGAAACGATTAAAAAGTTGCGCGAAAAAGCTGCAAAAAATCCGCATTTGAAAACCGAAATCGAAAACAAAATAAAGCAGATCGGAAAAGCAATTAAAAAATGATTTGCAAAGAATTAAACCGGGATTTCGCCACGACGGCCGATATGTATGCGGCGTTGAAAATTCATAAATCGCGGATCATTAGTTTGAAAAAAGCAGCAATAAAATGCAGCGATCCAATTGATTTGTGTATTACCACGGCGCAAATGCGCGATGGTGAAACGATTAAAAACGATCCCGGCACAACCTTAAATTACGGCGACCATATTTACCCGGTGATCAATACCACCAATTATTTGGATAGCCATGGCGATTTACATTTAAACGGGATATGGAACAAATCGGCCACGGAGCAAAACGGCAAAACGTACTATCTTATCAACCACGATTTATCCATTGGTAAAGTAATCAGTTATCCGGCCGACGTTGAAATAATGGTAAAAAATATGGCGTGGAAAGATTTGGGACGCGATTACGATGGATCCACCGAAGCGTTAATATTTAAAGCCAAATTAACCGAAGATAGCAACGCCGACGCGTACCGCGCCATTAAGGGCGGCGCGCCGATCCAAAATTCGATCCGCATGGTGTACGTTAATTTGGATTTGGCCATAAATCAAAAGGGTAAAGAATACGTCGCCGAAAAGAAATTATGGGATCAGTATTACCCGGATATTGCCAATAAAACGGACGCCGACGAAGCCGGATATTTTTGGGCAATTTACGAAGCTAAAATATATAAAGAAGGATCGGCCGTATTGTTTGGATCAAACGATGCGACCGGTATTTTATACGATGAACCCAAACACGGATCGCCCGATGGCACCCGTGAACGTGCGGCCGCAGATCGCACCCGCGTTAAGGTGGAATTAAATAATTTACTCAAAAACTTAAAAAAATGAAACGCAAATTTTTAAAATTTCCAACGCGGCCGGTAAGTTATTTACCAAAGATCCGCAGCCGTCGCCAACAAATCGGTGCCATCCGCCACAATATCGCGTACAAAAGTGATGGCGGGACGACAACAACCACCGAAGATTTGACGGAAGCCGAAGCCATTGCCGCCATTGGAAAACAGGTGGACGACTTTCAAACCATGTTGGGCGAAAAAGCCGACGCCGCCGAATTTGAAACGCTGAAAAAACAATTGGCGGATCTTCAAACCAATATCGGCAAGATGGAAGCGGCGCAAATTTCGGATTCCATTAAACGTATCAACGACGCCAACGAAAGTATCCACAAACAATTGGTGGAATTACAGGAAAAAGCGGCGGCCGAAAAAGAAAGCGGCACGGGCGGCAAGGGCAAAACAAAATCAATGTTTACCACAAAGGACGTGGAAGATTTTGTAAAGGCCACGTTTGAAGATGGTAAGAAAACAAACAACAAAGCCGAAATCGTAATGAAAGCGCCGGAAATATTTTCGACGACGACGTTTTACATGGGCGGTGCCGGCACCGATATTTCGGCCGTTACCGGGCGTTTGGTGGATCCCGAATTACATTTCCGTAAAAGGAAAACCAATATAATTTTGGATTACATGAATATCCGGCCGATCAGCGTGCCGACGTTGGTTTACTTAATTAAAGTGGAAGATGGTACGGATCCCGATAGTTTGTCCGGCGATAGCGGCGGCGCGGCATGGATCACGTGCGGCGAAGCAAAGCCAATGCGATCATTCCGGGTAACAACCGGCACGGCACAGGCAAAAAAGGTGGCCATATTTGGCACCGTGGAAGATTGTTTATTACAGGACGTGCCATCGCTTGAACGTTGGATCCGGGAAGATTTCATGGATGAAATGCGCGAAGAAATAAATAATGGATTACTAAATAATAATCCTGCTGTTGATCCCGACGCGCCAATGGGACTAAAACAAAACGCGTCCCAATATATCGTTACGCCCGGATACAACAATAAGTTTACCGCCAATACCACCAATTATATCGACCAATTAATTGCGGTATTTGCTATGATGCGGTA